TTCTGGTATGTCAGTAAGATCAATAAGCTTCTTATTTCTTTGATAGTTACGATATACTTCGTCATCCATAGATTCTCTTAAGTTATCTGAATCTTCTAACCAGGCGTCAATCCTTGTTTGTCTCAGCGGTGTTTGATTTTTTTCTGTAATAAAGGTATCATCAGCTGAAAGAACATTTGGAATCCCATCTCCTGTATCTCCTCTCATAATATGATTAAATAAATATGTTCTTGGATTCTTATCAGTTACAAACTTCTTTTGTATAGGACTATATTGTTTAACATTATTAAACTTTTGTAATTGTATAAAGTCTTTATCTGATGATATAATCATTACTGGTTCGGCTTGACCAAATTGCTGTGTTTCCATTGTAAGTGTACCAATAACATCATCAGCTTCTACGCCTTCTAAATGTACGACTTTATATGGAAGATAGTCTCTGATCTCATCACGAACTGTATGTAAGATTCTAAAGATTTCAGTCCAGTCTTGTCCTGAACTATCTCTATTCTTTTTACGAGAAGCTTTATATTCTGGAAAGAATTCTTTTCTCCATGTATTCATACCATCGGCACAAATCACAAGTTGTCCATATTCTTCTCTATATCTTTTGTTGTACATACGTATACTATTAAGTATCATATGTCTTATCATGCTTTCATCATTGAGCTTTTGCACAATTATATTAGACAGCGCTATTTGGCTGTAATCAATCAGTATCATTATCTTCTGGTTCCTCGGGTGTAAACGTAAATTCTATATCACTATCTTCTGGTTCAAATACAAATTCAGCTAGATCATGATTTGCTTCTTCGTTTAAAAGAATCATTTCTTTTATTTTAATGTAAGCATTATCCATTGTTTGATGTAATCCATGTGGCATATTGTACCAACGATTAAACATTGCGTTTAACATATTAACAATCACAAACATATCTCTTGACTCTTGTTTTGTCTCATCTCTGAAATCCATTAACATAAAGTCTTGATTTACTTCACCAGTTGTAATAAACTCTTCCATTACTTCTAATAAGAAATGAGAGTTATTAACACATTCATCGCTGAGTTTATTAAGAAGATCAGCATCTTCTTTATCTTTTTTGATTTCCGGAGTCGGAAACTTTAATATTTTTGCCATTATATATCTATTATACCATACTTTTAGTCATTTGTAAACAAGTTTTTCACACTATTTCCACCAATTCTACAATTGATAATACCATTATAATACTTCTCGCTTAATAGGACTTCTCTTTCAAATTGCTCTTTTGTTTCAAGATAAGCGCATTCGCCTTTCGATTTACAGAGATGTATAATCTCTCTATGAAAGAAGTCTTCTCCCATCTTTTCGACATCTTGTTGTAGGTGTTTATTAGAACCGTAGTATGTACGCCAATCAGATTCGACTTTAAGCCTTTGCCGTCTCTTACGAGTTTTTGTAATAGGAAGTGTCTTTGCTTTCCAAAAAAACTTCTTTCCAATATATTGTTTTGCATTTGCTCTATTGGTTATACAATAAACAAAACCATACCATATATCTGGACTAAAATCTTCGGGTGGTTCGAAATTTCTCCCTTGATATAACCAATTATTCATCAAAGTTTAATTCATCCATATCATCGTCGCATGGTTCGCCACAATGAGGACAAAAGTTAATCCTGGTTTCTCTCTCGTCAGGTTTAATAACAATCCTAGAATAGCAATACTCGCATTCTAAAATCATGACACTCTTTGACCAATTTCCCATTTCCAAAACTCATCGTATCCACCAATTGCTTTACCATCAATAGTGATTTGTGGAAATGTTCTTGCTGTTGGAAATTTCTCCATTAGATCTTCTTTTGTAAAATCGGTATCTAATTTTTTATATACAAATTTTGCTTCTATTCTTTCTGCCAATGCTATTGCTTTGTCACAATATGGGCAATGGTCTTTACCATATATCTCTATCATATTATGTTCCTGTTGATGTGCTTGTTGAAGTTGATGTTCCAGTAGATGTTGTTGTAGGTACCACTGTTGTAGTATCATCCATATTTTCTATCTCTTCAATAATTTGAGCTTCTGTTTGAGTTGCTGTTGATGTACCACTTAATGCTTGTCCTACTGCTGTAAGTACTGCTGCTGTTTGAGTTACCTCTGTAACATTAACTGCGTTATCTGATATTGGTGTTGATTGTTCTACTACAGGCTCTTCTGGCTCAGGGTCTACTTCTTCCCAAAGGTTTCCATCCCATGCCCATAAAAAAAATAATAATGCTAATACTTCCATATTGTTCTCCGTTAAAAATTATTTATAAGCTTAAACCGCTTAGCGTATTTTTATCTACGTCTTGTTTTACTCCACCAACAACATAAGAACTGATTTCAGTTTCTTGTGGAGCAACTTGTACATTGCCACCTGATATCCATTTTTCTGTCCAAGGTAATGGATTCATTTGTGGTACTGTATACGGACAAGGTAAACCTAATGCTCTCATTCGTTTACATCCTATCCATTCTATATAATTGTGTAATATTGCTTCATTTAATCCAATCATTGAACCATCTTTAAAAAGATATGTCGCCCATTCTTTTTCTTGTTCTATAACATCTACAAATAATTTAACTGCTTCATCTTCCATTTGTTTTGATATTTTGACAAATGCTTTATCTTCCTTTAAAAGATTACGAATCATTACAGTTGTTCCAGCTAAATGAGTATTTTCATCTCTTGCAATAAACTTAATAATCTTTGCATTACCTTCCATCTTCTTAAGTTCAGCGAATGCCCAACTGCAGGCGAAGGAAACATAAAAACGAATTCCTTCAAGAGCATTCGCTGATAGTAAAGACATCCATAAAGTTTTTTTATGAGATACCATATTGGTTGCTGACATATTATCATCAATTAATTCATCGTAGTATTTTGCAATATCTTGTCCACAATCCATAATCTCTTTAATATCTAGCATTGAATCAAAGACTGCACTTGGATCTGGATAAATGTTTCTTATAATATGTGTATATGATCTACTATGTATTGTTTCAAAGAATGACCAGGTTTCAACCCAGTTCTCTACTTCAGGTAACGAACATATAGGAAGGAAAGCAAGGTTCGGGGCCCGGCCTTGAACAGAGTCCAATAATATTTGACGTTTGAGGTTTGATGTGAAGATATGTTTTTCATGATCTGTTAAATTGTCGAAATCCTTTTTGTCTTTAGATACATCTACTTCTTCTGGTCTCCAAAAGAATCCAAGTTGTTTATCTGTAATCTTTTCTAATTGTGGGTATTTTACTTGGTCATATCGAGCAATATCAACTGCATCATCAAAAAACATATTACGTTCTAAATGTGATTTTTTATTTTTTTTAAGTACTGGCATCAGGTTTCCATGAAATAGTTGATTTTGTTTCTATCGCGTCTTGCGCACATTGTATATATTCTCGATCTTCTTCTGAAAGTACTGACCAAAATTTACTTATTGTTAAGGTATGATCATATACGACTTTCGGATTTCTTAAATGATAATCTACTTCCATCCAAGCTTGAAGTATGTCCATTCTTTGATTTATTTTCTTTCTTAAATCTTGCATGAATCACAATCTTCATCATCTTCAACGTAGGTTTCTGCTTCACCATCGTATGCATGATGAGTTTCACCATCAGTTATCTCACCAGCACCATCAAAGGTGTTAAAGTAGTATAACTGTTTGAGGCCATACTTATATGCCGTTACGAGATCAGTAATCATTACGGACATTGGTACCTTATTATCCTCAAAGTGTTCAGGATTATAAGATGTGTTTACAGAGATACCTTGGTCTATATATTTTTGTAATATACCACATATAGCTAAGTATCCTTCTGGAGATTTTTGATCCCACAGTAAATCATACTTATTTTTAAGGTGATGATAGCCAGGTACAACCTGTGCCATAACTCCATCCTTACTCTGTTTGTACGATACCAATGCTCTTGGTGGTTCAATACCATTCGTACTATTACTTATCTGAGCGCTTGTTTCAGCGGGCATCAAGGCCATTAGTGTAGAGTTTCGAATTCCCGTTTCTCTGAGTTGCTTTCGCAAATCTTCCCACGGCAAACGTTCTCTATGCACTATAAGATTATCTATCGCTCTCTTATAAGTGTCGATAGGAAGTATTCCATCAGAATATTTCGTATCAGTATTATATATCAATTTTCCTTTCTCAGCAGCAAGGTTTGCTGAACTTTTTATTAAATAATATGACCAAGCTTCTGCATATTCATCTACAATTTCGTATGCAGATTCATCGTATTTTAATCCTCTTTTAGCAAGGAAGTATGCAAGATTGATAATCCCCACTCCCAATGGTCTACGATTCATTGTTCCTTTTTCTGCGGC